GGACAGATGTTCTCCTAAGTGTAATTACCGCCAACAGAACGTATCAAATTGCCTTTGCTACGGGTGGGGGAGACTTTGGCACAGGCGAAAGTTGGGGTTTCTCTGTTGTTGCGGACATGGATGCGTCTGACACAATGACCTGGACAATACAGGGTTATGGTGAAGCTGGTGACGTTTGGGACATAACAGGCGGAACTAAGACATGGATTTCAGGTTGCCTCTTAGCATAAGGAAAAGACTATGACTCTGAAAGGAATCTAGAAATGGCTACAACTGTTACCGTCACGATTAGCGATGACGATAAACTCGCTCTGGACAACGACCTCCTCGACGTGGACGACTGGATACGGCAAGCGATTGCCGGAAAAATTAACAACTGCAAAAAGCGGATGGCCCAGCAAGCCGCGCAGGTTCTCAAAGCCGATACAAGCGTCACGAATATGCCAGCGGACGACGATGGGCTAATCGCTGCTCTGGCAGCACGGGACGATTACAAGAACCGAGTGGAACGGGAGGAAGAATAAAATGGAAGAAATAGTAAACATCAACGGCATAGAAAAATGACCCCAACATGGAAAGTATCCGGCACTGGAGTGCCTTGGTAATGCGTAAAAGTGCTTTCGGGGCCGGTGATGGACCCTAAAACGCCGATCGATGCCACCGCCCTCATTGCCGGATTTGGGTCGTGGTTTAGCCTGCTGCCCGAGGCTATCAGTTTGATCGCCGCATAATGCCGTTATCTAAGATCCCCTTTCGTCCTGGTGTTGACCGAGAGACGACTGCCTATGACGATGAAACTGGCTGGTACAATTCCGATCTGATCCGTTTCCGGAAAGGGCGTCCCGAGAAAATGGGGGGTTGGGAGCGGCTGAGTAGTAATACGATAACGGGGACTGGAAGGTCTCTTCATATATGGTCCGCGCTCGATGGATCCAAATACATGGGCCTTGGTACACAGGCAAAATTCTACGTCGAGGAAGGGGGAGAGTATTACGATATAACACCGGTCAGGAGCACGGTTACGCTTGGGTCCAATCCTTTCAAAACAGGGTCCGCTAGCAGTGGTGAACTCACCGTAACAGCACCCTCCCATGGTGCAGTGACCAATGACTTTGTCGTTTATTCGGGGGCTTCGGCCACGGATGGTATTACCGCCGCACAGATCAACACGGAACACCAAATTACGGTTGTAAATTCTAACACCTATACGGTTACCACGGACGGTTCGGCCTCTTCCGGGTCCACATCAGGCGGCGGGGCTTCAGTCCTTGCGGAATATCAAATCACCACTGGTTTGGACACTGTGGTTATTGGAACGGGTTTCGGCGCAGGAGCCTGGGGCGGTTATACCCCAACATATACCCAGACGACCCTTAACGATGGCGGCGGGATAAGTGACTCAGACACGTCGTTTACATTAACAAGCGCCTCCGACTTTGACGAGGTCGCTACCACCACATCTGAGGCCCTCACGGTCGAAACCACCTCCATTTCCTGCGCGGATACGAGTTCATTTCCCAGTCGCGGCACGATTAAGATAAACAGTGAGAACATTCGTTATGGGACGAACGCCTCTAATATACTCGGTGACCTTACCCGTGGCGATGACGGAACGACCATCGCGGCGCATGGGAGTGGGGATACTGTCACCTTTGTTGGTTTAGTACTTATTGACGATGAACTCATTCAGTACACCGGTAAATCATCAAACACAATAGACGCCGGGGTTGCCCGTGGGGCACGAGGGACAACCGCCGCCGCTCACGCGGACGCATCCATAGTCAAGGAAGTAAATGCCTTTGTAGGATGGGGGCAGTCCTCGTCTGTTGCCGCCAGCACGGGCTCCAACATACGTCTTTATGCACAAGACAACTGGGGCGAAGACCTCACTTTCAATGTCATGGACGGAGCCCCTTACTACTGGGACCAGACCCTTGGTCTTGCTTCTCGGGCCACCACGCTGGCTTCCCAAACGGGCGCTTCAGGAGCGCCCACAATAACGCGACGGATCATGGTTTCGGGGGCAGATCGCCACCTTGTCTGTTTCGGCTGCAATCCGATAAACGAGACAAAGCAGGATTTGTTGATGATCCGTTGGTCGGATCAGGAAAATGCTGTCGATTGGACTCCAACAGCGACAAACACCGCAGGATCCCAACGGATATCGTCCGGTTCCGAGATCATATCGGCCCAGAAAACGCGCCAGGAGATGCTTGTCTGGACGGATTCTTCCCTGCACGCCATGCGCTTTACGGGACCTCCCTTCACGTTCGGCATCTCGATGCTGGCAAACGGGGTCTCGATCCTCGGTCCCAACGTCGCCACCACCGTGGGCGACAAGGTCTTCTGGATGGACCGTGAGAATTTCTACGTCTACACGGGACGTGTGCAAGAGATTCCCTGCACCCTTTTGCGGTACGTGTTTGACGACATCAACCTCGGCCAGAACTTCAAGTGCTTTGCAGCGTCCAACAGGATGTTTGACGAGGTGTTCTGGTTCTATCCAACCGCCGATAGCACCGAGATCGACCGCTACGTCAAGTTTAACTACACAGAAAACACTTGGGATCTAGGAACGCTCTCTAGGACGGCCTGGGTGGACTATGGCATCCATGACAACCCCCGTGGTTGCGGGGCGGTCGGTGGCGTGAACTTTGTATACGCCCATGAACTCGGGCAGAACGACGACGGCTCTGCCATGACTTCCTTCATCGAGTCGGCAGATTTCGATCTGTCTCCGGACGGGGATCACTTCATGTTCCTGAGTCGCTTGATCCCTGACATCAGCATAACCGACACAAGCGGGGACTCTTCGGGTGAAGTGGACTACATCGTCAAGACGAGGGACTTTCCTGGGGACTCCCTGACGACTAACTCCACGAGCACCGTCACAAGCACCACGAAACAGTCTTTCTTGCGGGCTCGTGCGCGGCAGCTATCGTTGAGGATTCAAAGCTCCAAGACGGATCTGGCCTGGACGTTGGGTAGTCTGCGTCTGGACATCCGCCCCGATGGGAGAAGATAATGACAAAGCTCCTTGACCACAGCATGCCGACACCCCCGGAGGGGTATGACGTTGACACTTTCGTCCGCATTTTCCGGGATATTGAGATGGCGCTCACCAAGACCGATTTTCCTGCAATAGTGAGCGGCAAGGATGACACAAACGGAATTAGCTGGTTCATGGAATAATGGCTTCTGCGTACAAAAACATAGCCGCTCTGGTGGGCGCGACGGGTGACGTGACCATTTATACCTGTCCGTCTGCCACGGAAGCTATTGTAAAAAACATAAATTTGTATAATAGTCACTCCGGTACGATAGTGGTGTACCCTAAGATAACCGACAGTTCCGCATCTGTTACGGTTACGCTGGAAAAAGACAGCATCGGAACTCTCGCAGACACGTCCCTCACTGGGCCTTTCGTACTGGAAGCCAGTGATACGCTCCTTCTAAATTGTGACACGGCATCAAAGATCTACGCTTTCGCGAGCGTTCTGGAGATCTCATAATGTTACAACAATCTCACACCCCCCTAGCCAATGGCATCATGTCCTTCATGGTAGCTCCAGAGGACCATGAACTTGCGCCCATTGAACTTGCGCCCATTGGCATTGGCTCCATGCACGAGCAGGCCCAGAAGCTGGCCGAGTACGGACGACACGGCGACATCTACTTTGTCCATGCGGCAGAGGGAGAGACCGTCGTTCCCATGGAGGTCCTGAACGCCAATCCCAAGGTCAAGAACATGTTGTTCAACCAGATGCGGGAGATGGGACTGGACCCTGACGAATTTGTCGTGGGAAACGAACTCAACAGCATCAACCCTGTAACTGGGATGCCGGAATTCTTCTTTTCTTCACTCTGGCGTAAGACAAAGAAGGTCGCCTCAAAGGTGGTGAACTTTGCCAAAAAGGCCGCACCTTATGTCATCCCACTTGTTCTTTCTGCTTTCGGAGTGCCGTTTCTTGGAGCCATGGCTCCGGCGTTGTTTGGTGCAGGTACGTTCGGAGCCGCTTTTATGGGAGGTGGCATCGCTTCCTTGGTTCAAGGGGGAAGCCTGAAGGATGCCCTCAAGGCGGGCACGCTGGCGGGCGTGATAAATATCGGAACGGCGGGCCTCAAATCGGCAGTTACCGGAGGTGATTTCACGAAAGGTGCCATGAAGTCGGTCTACAATCCAGGGGCGGCTGATTTCGGGACCCAGTGGGGTCGGTTCACGGCGGCACTTGACCCTACCGGTCCTGCCGGATCCTTCAAACGTGAGGGCCTCGCGTTCTTGGGAGGTCAGGCACCCACTTCTGTAGATTATTGGGATGCGCTAGCGGCACCAACAGCACCAACAGCACCAACAGCACCACTGTCTGTATCGGTAGCGGCCCCAGCTCCTGCAAATCTTACCAGCACCCCCTCTTCTGTAGATTATTGGGATGCGCTAGCACCTTTCGTTCCAAAGGATCCGGCGGAAGTATCCACACTTGAAAATTTATTCGGCTCAACAGGTAAGTCCATAGACGAGGGTATGACAACCGTCGGTAATTATCTCTTCCGGGGCGGGGAGAGCGCGGAGGACATTGCAAAAAATGTGACAAAAGCAAAACAGGCCTATTTAACGGATATATCCAAAAACATTGCGATGGCGAAACAAGCGGGGGTGCCTTTCAAAAACATCGGAGCCACCACCGCAGGGCTAAAAGCCGCTGCGGCTTCTGCCCAACCAGGTATGCTTGCTAAGTATGGCCCCTCTCTCGCTCTCGCGGGCGCTGGTTACGGGATATATGAGGCAACCCAGCCGTCTGCCGAGGAAGAGAAAGCGGAGAGAGAGCGGGAGGCGATGGCGAAACTTAAAAAGAAGCGGGCAGAGTGGTACGAAACAACAGGAGAACGCCTTTTTGCAGAGAGTCGCAAACATCCTCCAGGGCACCCGCTGCATGATCCAGATGAGTACTGGATGTATGTCCCACGTCCTCCAAGACGTATGATGGCAACGTTCCCATCCATGTTTGGTGCCCGTGGTGGCTTGGCCGAATACCCTCCCCGCGACCTTCTCGTTGAAGGGCCGGGGACGGAGCGTTCCGACGAGATACCCGCCATGCTGTCGGATGGCGAATTCGTGATGAATTCGAAGTCGGTACGGGGGGCCGATCCCAGCGGAAGGGGCAATCGTTATGCAGGAGCCAATAATCTCTACAACATGATGCGTAACTTCGAAATGAGGTCGTAGTCATGGTGACTATTACCGAACAAATTGTCAGGGAAGCTGGTCCCGTAGAAGCCAGGAAGCTTGGCCTTCTTCAGGCTGGCTTCGATCTTGCTGGGAAACCTGAATCAGAAATAGATTTTGCGGCGGAGGGTGCCGAAAAACAGGTAGCGGGATTTACGGATCTTCAGCGAAAGGCTTTTGCAGCAGCGGATCCGGGTGCGGCTGGAATTGGCGGTTATCAGCCTCACTTGACAGCGGGCGCGGGTACACTCGAAACGGGCCTTGGCACCATGGGCACTGGCCTTGGCACCATGGGGCAAGCAGCACAGCCCTTGCAACAGGCCCAACAGGCTCTGTACGGATCGGCAGGTCGATTTACAGGTGCCCCCGGCTATACGGCACAGCAGTTTGGTGGTGGTCCGGGTTACACGGCAGCGGGATATGGGGGTGGTCCGGGTTACTTGGCACAGCAGTTTGGTGGTGGTCCGGGTTACACGGCAGCGGGATATGGGGGTGGTCCGGGTTACACGGCAGCGGGATATGGCGGTGGCCCTGGATACGAAGCAGGCGGCTTTGATCCACAAAGCGTGTCCGCGTACATGGACCCGTATGAAGATGCGGTCGTTCAACAGGCCATGTCTGACATCCGGAGACAAGGCGACATTGCCCAGCAAGGTTTGAGCGCCCAGGCAGTCGGCGCGGGAGCTTTTGGAGGTTCCCGCCAGGGCATACAACAGAACGAGCTTGGTCGTAATATTCTTGAGCAGCAAGCCCGGACGGCGGCAGGCTTGCGCTCTGCTGGTTACCAAGGTGCCATGGGGCAGGCCCAGCAGGCCTTTGAGGCCCAGCAACGCAGGCAACAGGCCCAGGCTCAATTTGGCACACAAGCCCAGCAACAGGCCTTCGAAGATCAGCAACGGAGGCAACAAGCCCAGGCTCAATTTGGCACCCAGTCCCAGCAACAGGCGT